AGGCGTGGTGCAAGACCCATCGACCTACTCTGTAGTGGGTACAACGCTGACGTTCTCTGCCGCGCCCCCATCGGGCACAGGCAACATCTCCGTGCGCTACCTTGGCATCCCTGCCAGCGGCGTCACCACAACAGCCTACCGCACACAGACAGAGTTCACAGCCACCGCAGGCCAGACCACATTCAGCGTGCCAAGCTACACAGTGGGCTACATCGACGTCTACCGCAACGGTTTGTTGCTAGGCTCTTCTGACTTCACTGCCACCAACGGAACCACGGTTGTCTTGGCCGCTGCCGCGTCTGCTGGCGACTTTATTGAGACGGTATCGTTTTATGTGAGTTCGGTGCTGAACGCAATCCCTGCCACTGCGGGATCGGTGAACTCAACTTACTTGGCTGGTGGTGTTGCACTTGCAAACATTGGTGTGGGTGGAGTGACTCAGAGTTACCTTGGTACAAACGTGGCTGGAAATGGCCCTGCGTTTAGTGCCTATCGGGGGACAACAACACAAGCAGTATCTGCTACGACATACACAAAAATTCAATTTAACGTTGAAGAGTTTGACACTAATTCAAACTACGACAACACCACAAACTACCGGTTTACACCAACAGTTGCTGGGTACTACCAAATAACTTTGGGTATCTATTCAACTACTAGCAGTGCTGCAAACTTTTACGCATACATTTACAAAAACGGCACAATCTTTAAGACACTTACAAATATTCCAACAGGAGGCGGGGGTACGTCCGCTTCTATTGCTGGTTCAGCTTTGATTTATCTTAACGGGTCAACTGACTACGTTGAAGGTTATTACTGGGTTTCGCAAGCAGCAACAGTTAACGCAGACTCAGCACTCAACTATTTCCAAGGCGCACTTGTGAGGGCAGCATGATGACACTCGTTGACAAAATCAAAGCAATCTACCCTGAACTGCAAGATGCAGACTTCATGGACACCATCCGCCTCCAAAACGACAGCGATGGCCGTGGGGATTACATCGCCGCTTGGAACCATCCAACACTGCCACGACCAACTGAGGAACAACTAGCATGACCAGAGTCGTAAACATTGCCCAATCGGGCGGCAACAACGTAACCATGCGCAACCGCATCATCAATGGTGCGATGATGATTGACCAACGTAATGCGGGGGCTAGTGTTACTTGTTCAGCTGGAACAAGCCCGTACACTGTAGATAGGATGCGCGCTACCAATCAAACAGATGGGACTTTTACAGCGCAGCAATCAGCTACCGCTCCTGCTGGTTTTACTAACTCACTACTTATTACTTCTACTGTTGCAGATGCGTCTTTAGGTGCAACTCAATATGCTCAAGTTGAGCAACGTGTTGAAGGTAATAATATTGCAGATTTGGGATGGGGTACTGCCAATGCTCAACCTGTTACATTATCTTTTTGGGTTCGCTCTAACCTAACAGGAACTTTTTGCGCTACCTTGTACAACAATAACGGTTCACGTTCTTATGTGTCCACTTACACTATCAACGCAGCAAATACTTTTGAATACAAAACAATCACTGTTGCTGGAGATACAAGCGGTACTTGGCAGACAGGAACCTCAACAGGAATTGACGTAATTTTTTGTTTGGCAGTAGGTAGCACATACCAGCAAGCAGCAGGTGCGTGGGGCGCAACAAGTTTTGCTATTGGAACATCTGGTCAAACTAACTTTATGGCTAGTACCAGTAACACCTTCTACATCACAGGCGTTCAACTAGAAGCAGGAACAACTGCTACCCCGTTTGAAAACAGACTGTATGGTACTGAGCTGCTGCTGTGTCAGCGGTATTATGAAGTTTTTTACTCAAATGCACAAGGGCAACCCGCAACTTCTTATTACTATGGAAGCGGTGCAAACTATTTTTGGAATTGGTTTTTCAAACAAGAGAAGAGGGCGCAGGCAACGGTTGCAAAAGTTAATGGATTCTATACAGGAGCTACACCAACAATTTATGGTGGAATCTCAGACGCCCAATTTTATGCAACAGGCATTTTTTTCTTAACCACCACAACAGGCCAAGTTGCTTTTTCAGCAAGTGCGGAGCTTTAAATGTATAAAGAACACAAAAACATGCAGGGGGTTGTTTCTATCATTGAACGCATTGCCGACAACGCCTTCATCCCCTTCGACCCTGCTAACACAGACTACCAGCGCTACCTTGAGTGGCTGGCAGAAGGCAACACACCCGAACCTGCTGAGGAGCAACAATAATGCCGTTAACTAAAGTCGCGTCGTCAATGGTCGGTGGTGGTACTGGGCAGGTCTTTGCACCCTCCACGCCGATCTACGAAAATACACAAACGGTCAGTGCTAACACCACGATCACTGCTGGCTCAAGCGCAGTCTCTGCGGGGCCGATCTCAATCTCTGCTGGCGTAACCGTAACGGTGCCGTCTGGCTCAACATGGGTGGTACTGTAAATGGCATACGGAACAGTCAAAGCAGACGTCCTGCAAAGCGACACCGCTGGCACACCACCTCAGTTCAATGACGGTAATGGCGTTCAGACAGGTACGCTGTGCCGCGCTTGGGTAAGTTTTACTGGCTCTACAGGTGTGGTTATTGCTGGATTTAACGTATCAAGCATTACACGAAATGCAGCCGGTGATTACACATTTAACTTCACTACGGCAATAACCGATGCAAACTACGCGATTGTTGGTATGGGAACCGCTGGCGGAGCAAACTATCAAATTCCGGGCAGCAACATTGCGGGCGGCACTGTTAAAACAACCACTAGCTTGCGCACACCTTTTGGTTACGTGTCATCTATTGGCGGTGCCCTTTTTGCGCAAGACCCTGCAACTGGTTATATTGCCATCTTCCGCTAAGGACAAATCATGCCAGTAACAATCAACGCATCCCCTACAAACGGCTTAGTCCAGACCGCTGATGGCTCTGGAGTGATGAAGCTGCAATCAAACGGCGTGACCACCAATGCTTTGGCTTGGGTAAACTTTAACGGCACAGGTACGGTGGCTATCCGTTCAAGCTACAACGTCAGCTCAATTACTGACAACGGCACAGGTGACTACACAGTTAACTTTGCGACTGCTTTGAGTGATGCTAACTATGTTGCAAACGTAACTACGCAGTCAGGTGGAATTGCTGGAGCTGTAACATTGGACAGCTTAACAGCTAGGACAACAACTGCATTGCGAGTCGGCGCTTTAACAACTGCTGGATCATTTGTGGATTCTGCCCAAATGGGCGTAGCAGTATTCGGTAATTAAAGGAAAAAACATGGCACAAGTAATTATTTTTTCAAACGACAACGGCGGCGTGTCAGTGTGCGTCCCAACAGGCGAGATGGACATTGAGGCGGTTAAAGCCAAAGACACACCAAGCGGCTCTATCATCGTAGACAGCGCAGACCTGCCTCAAGCAGACAATGACTTCTTCAACGCATGGGAGCTGGCCGACGGTGTCGTGACGGTTAACCTGACCAAAGCCAAAGCCCTGACCAAAGATCGCCTACGCATGGAGCGCGTGCCCTTGATGAACGCACAGGACGTTTTGTTTCAACGCGCCCAAGAGTCGAATGCTGACACCACAGCCATCGTGGCCGAGAAGAACCGCTTGCGTGACATCACCAACTTGGCTGACGCTTGCACAACCACTGCGGAACTGCGAGGCTTGACATGCCAATCACTCTGAACGGCAGCAGCGGCATTATCGGGGCTATCAACTCCGGTACGGCAGTTGCCTCTACCTCTGGCACAAGCATCGACTTTACAAGTATCCCTGCTGGTGTGAAGCGTATTACGGTGATGTTTAATGGTGTGTCTACAAATGGTAGTTCGCCACCTCAAATTCAAATTGGATCAGGAAGCGTAACAACTTCTGGGTATTTGGGAAGCAACACTTATAACGGTGGTACAGTTTTTGGAGCCGCAAACTTTACAACTGGTTTTGGCCTTGGACTTAGCACAAGTTTTTGGGGGGCCAGTGCCTTGGTTAACGGCGCAGTAGTCTTGACGTTGCAAACAGGAAACACTTGGGTTGCTACTGGCTCTTTGGCGCGTACAGATTCCGCTGGAAATTACGTTACCAATGGTTTAGTTGCTTTAGGCGGCGTACTCGACCGTGTTCGCATTACTACCCCAAGTGGGACAGAAACTTTCGACGCTGGTTCAATCAACATCTTGTACGAGTAAGCCCTACCGTAGATAATCCCCTACAAAGGAACAAACATGTCATCCACCTACTCCACCAACCTTGCGATTGAACTCATTGGCGCTGGCGAACAAGCTGGTACATGGGGCACCACGACCAACACCAACCTCGGCACGCTGGTTGAGCAAGCCATCTCTGGCTACCAGACTCAGGCCATCACCGACGGTGCAGACACGGTCATCACAATCCCCAACGGTGCGACAGGTGTTGCGCGAAACATGATCATTGAATGTACGGGGTCGCTGACCGCTGCGCGTAACCTGATCGTGCCAGCCAATAAAAAGCTGTACTTCATCTTCAACAACACCAGTGGCGGCTACGCAGTCACGGTGAAAGTTAGCGGTCAGACTGGCGTGTCGGTGCCCAACGGGGCCAAGGTTATCTTGATGTCAAACGGCACGGATGTCGTTACTGCCACAAATTACCAAGCATCCCG